AGACTTTGATTGCGCGTTCATACGCTGTCATAACCTCGCCCGAAAATACTTTAAGAAACAATTCTCGGTCAGCGGATACACTAAATGTAGTCTGTCCACCTACTGAGGGGGTAATAGCCATAATAATCCTCCTATGGATTAATTACTAAGTAAGAATAAAAAGAGAAATAAAAGGATCTGCCATAGGAGGTTGTCACCCCGCAGGGTGGCCTTCTCTCAGAACCTTTGTTTGTTACCAAACGGTATCAGCAGTTAACGACATCTTTCTTGAGACATCTTCACGGAAGGCTGCGTCTGTTGCGTAGCGAGGATCGTTCATGGCTTCCATGATCTCACCTTTGCTTCTGAACCCGGATGCGCCGGGAACTGTTTGTCCTTGTAGTTGCGTCTGAGGACCACCGGGGTTCGCAGACTTAAAGCGTGCTGCCATCCCTTGGATGAGTAGAGAGATTTGCTCCATATCTCCTGAGCCAACCACACGGTCGTATGCTTGTACTTCATCAGGGGCTAAGGATTCATTCATCCATCGCATCATCTCACCGTACTCTTGCTCACCACCCACAATACCCATGAGTTGGTTTTGCATTTGTGTTTGTTGTGCAGCAATTCCACCGAGGTACGAGTCTACGTACTGACGGTTGAGCCCTAGCTTTTCAAGAGCGTCGTACTGCTCTTCTCCAATCTCACCATGCTCGCCAAAGTGCTCACTGACTGCTTCAAGCGTTTCTGTAAGAGGAGTTGTTCCTGCGTTCTCAGCGTCCGAGGCTTTTAGAGAGTCTACTTTCTTGCCTGACTGTGCCGCCTCAAGCTCTTGGTAGCTCTTAGCTAGATCCTCTACAGACTTAAACTTACCAAGAATAAGATCGTCTGTGGGTTCTACCGCAGCAGGTTGCTCACCTAGCGGGTTTCCTTGAGGATCAATGTTGTACTGCTCTTGCTGCTCGGGAGAGTAGGCGGGAGTCTCGTCAACGGGCGGTGTGAATTCTTCGGGCATCGGTTATTGTTGTGGGGGTTGTTGGGATGCGACGTTAGCGGCAGCTTCTGTTCCTTTTTCGAGCATCTGCTGTCCAGCCATCTGGGCCATTTGAGCTTGTTGCTCGGCCATCAGTTCTTCTTCAGTTTTAATAAGACCAGCAGTGTCAACGCCAAGGCTTGCAGCCCTACGTGTCACATACTCGTTTACGTTTACTACATTAGCCAAAGCTTCAGGACCAAAGAGTTGTCCTAGTCCTGTCAGCAGCATGTCTAGTTTCTCAAGTTCTGCTGCTCTGCCGATTGCATCCATACCAACCACGATTGTGGGGGAGACTTCCTTGGGAAGCTTCGGGATTTTTTTGCGGCGAGCAAGCGATTTGAGAATCAGGTTGATCATCGGAAGCTGAAACTCGTTGGAGAGGAGGCTGTACAAACCACCAAGAGATTTCTCAACCTGCCTAATAACAGCTTGGATCTCTGTGGCTGTGACACGCTCTGCATCTCGAAAGAGATCGCTTGTGATCAGGAAAGCTTTGCCTAGTCTTTCTTTGATTAGGTTAATTGTGCTGAGTGCTACGCTCAGGTCAGCAGCTTTACCTACCTGAAGAGATGTTACGTCAGCCGCATTTCCCTGTACGATAGCTCCGTTGCTGCTTTCAGCCAGAACCTTAGCCTTTGTAGTGCCATTTGGATTGACAAGGAACAAAGTCTTAGCACTGGCTGCACTAGCCTCTAGGATTGCCTGTGAGAGCCCCTCAAGAGAGCGTATGTCTCCGATGTGTTCTTCAACAAAAGAACGACCATAGTTTTCACCCTGAACTCTAGTGAATCGTAGGGCAAGGAAGGGGAGATCAGGCTCTTTGTACGTAGCTTCTGATCCCGGAACCACAATGTCCTTGATCATCTGATAGACTTTGTAGTCCTGTGTCTCAGGCTGCCAGTGTACGCAGGTGTAGAGGTCTACGGTTTTTTCTTTATGCCCACCACCGATAGAGGGAATCAGCAGTTCCTGCATCTCAGCAGAGAGGCTGTCTACGTACGTGGATTCTTTCAGAATAATCGTGTGAACTTTGCCGTTAGGTCGTCTGCGTACGCAGTAGCTGTCAAGCCTGAAGACGCGAAGCTCGCCATCTTTGTCCATGTGGACGAGAGCGTTTCCTGTAACAACTAGAAGACGAAGAGCTTCGTGGATGACAGGGCGGAACGCCATGACTTCGATTTCTTTTTGTACAATGCGCTCAATCTGTGAGAGAGAAGACTCAATCTCACTAATTACCTGCGGATCTTCTAGCTGTGCTACGGCTGCGTCATCCATAACAAGACGGAAGAACGTCTGGTTGGGAGGCAGGAGACTAATCAGGAGGTTCGCTGAGAGGGCGTTAACCCCACGAGATCCTAGAGACTGGTACGGCTGGTATAGCCGATTGTGCTTGTGCTGCCCACCTGCGTGTTCAGGGGGCATGATGGCAGGGATAGTGTACTTAGCAGAGTCCTCGGCACGCTGTACATAGCTGTGTCGATCCTCTGAGCCACTATCGTATTGTTGCTGGGCAGATCCGTACATTACCGCTGTCTAATTGTAGGGCTGGGGTTGATCTGTGTAGGATTGCTCGCCATCAATGCTTGTGTAAACATTTTGCCGAATGTTTTAATCTCAGGAGTATCTGCCGTTATTTTCATCGGCTTGACTCTTTTAGGTCCAGAACACATTAGTAGCTATCACTCATAAGGGCCTGACGAGATGACTTCCCAAGAGACTTCTTTTTCTTTTTTTTGGTGACTGCTTTAGTCATTAATTTGCGTAGCATCATCGTTGTTTCCAGTCTTCTTGGGGGTCAATGTTGTTCTCGTCTTTGAATCTCTCGATGAGCATCCTGACAGTCTGCCGCTGACCTGCATAGAACATCACCTCCGTTGAAGAATCGGACGGTGCTGGGCATCGCTCAGGAATGGCTTCGTCGAGAAAAACTAGAAGAGCGTAGGGGATACCGGGGAAGTTCAAGCTTAGTAGTTGATGTACAGGGTGACTTTTGCGGTCGAGCTACCGTGTAAATTGTGCAGTGCCATCTCATGGGGAACGTGAGATGCAGCAATAAAACCTACTGATGTAGATCCGTAGGCCACTGTGTTCGGAGCATCATCAAGAAAAAATGCTACGTTATCCTCGTCTGTGCCGCTTGCTGCCCCATTGCCTTCGTGGCTTGCCGACGGATCTGACTGACGCATTACAGCGGCCACTCCATCAGTTTTTGCAGCCCCTGTCGAAGAAACCCACGTAATATTTTTAGCGTTTCCGGGATAAAAGTAAGCACTTTTTTGCCCAGCCGCAATGCTGAAGCCAAACACGCGTACGTGCTTGAGAGCGTCAGCAGCGTCAGCGTCACCCTGCGTTTGATTGAGATAGTTTCTGTCAGCCATGTTCTTTGTCCTGTACCGTGTTGGTTATTTTGTTGATGATTTCTGTGCTAGTGTCCATGTAGCCAACGAAAAATATCGTGCGGTGGTTGAGGACTGGTTTGCGGAGAGTAGTCTGGATGGTCTTGAGAGACAGGCCAAGGAGAGATGCGATCTCAGGATGAGGCATTCCGATGTAATCGTAGAATAGTATCTTGTCTCGTTTATCTCGTAGAGAGACCATATCCTCCATGTAATACCACGCAGACTGCGGAATACGACAAACAAAATGCTAAAAATATTAGGCTCTGGAAAGCCAAGACGCTAAGACAAGACGCCACAAGATGTTATGGAGCCTTGTTTTTGTTTTTATTTAACGACACTATATAGCTATATAGGACCCTATAAGGACCCATAGGAAAGGATAAAAAGGATAAAGAAAATAAAGCCCTATAGAGACTATGTAAGGCCCTATATACTCACGAGTTTGATATCGAGCATACGCAGGGGATATTGTTAGCATCGGGAATTCTCTAGGGATGATTTTGGGGGAAAAATTCGTGAGTGCAAGAATCCTGCGCCCCTCGGCGCCGCTACCCCCATGCCCCCCTCGGGAGCGGGGTGATAATTGATAATCGATTATCATCTATCAAACCTAACAAAGCCCTAACTTAAAAACTTTGCAACTTCCTAGGGTTTCTCGTTCGGTCACGTGTGGATCTCGGCTTCTGCACATGGGAGGATTCTCTAAAGCCTCCCCTGCTTTTCTCGCGTGTGCGGGGTCTGCAGATCTGCTTTTTTACAACTCTCCCGTTCTGATGCGCGCCCCGGATTTTTTCCGGCTATCGCGCAGGGGAAAATATCA